CGAGTGTTGCCGATACCCTCTGCGTTGATGTACGCGGTTTGGTCGTCGAGCCAGTTGAGTGCTCGAAGTTCTGAGATTACCTTCTCATCGAAGATAACTACTCGAGTGGAGTCAGAGCAAATCATGCGCCCTGTTGGTAGTTGTTCGTAGTCGTTGATGGTTGCTGTGTAGAAACCATTGCGGTCAACAACATTCTTGATTACGCTGTTCTTGAATGTGACTGTGTTCATGTTATTTCCTTTTCTGTTGGTAGTGTTGTTGTGCAGACCTGCTCCTGCACTTGTTCAGAGCAGGTCTGCTTGGTTTGTTAGTTACAACTTGGACATACAGCGTGCTTATTGCATACCATGTGGCAGTCTTGGCACACGGTTTCATGTGGACCTAAGTCCACGACCAGTTCAAAGAACCTATCGGATAGGTTGGTGATAGGTTCAACGAACTCTTCGCGCTCAGCCTTTGGGTCATACCATGTGCCCAAAGTGGTGGGCGCTATCCACTCATGACCACTTGGCTCAGTGATACTGTGCCATTGCTTGTGGTAGATAATGTTGCTTTCATCTACCATCTCGTGAGCGAAGTCGGCTTGCCGTGCTTCGCGTAGGTCTTGGCAGTCCATACATAGTTCCATCTGAATCATGCACTGGTAGCATGGGTTGGAGACAGTCAGTTCATCAGACATTTTACTTTCCTTTCGTTAACCACCCCCAAATTTTAAGGGCAACGCCCATCCATCTCAGGCTCGAGCAATGGCTACGCAGGCTTTAGCCTGCCAGCCTATTTTGAGCGCGCTTATCAGAGGTTTGGCTTGACAAGCCTCTGATGCTCAAAATCGAGAGCCGTCATCAGCACGCCAGCCAGGCAGTCGTAGAACAACGCGACTGAAATGGCAAGCACAGGCTGAACTGTGATTACTGTCATGCCAGAAGGGCGTGACGGGAATCATGGTGAGGCAGGCTTGCTATTTTGCTGATGGAGATAAAATCCAAGGGGTCATAAGTAAAAGACGGTGATATCAATTCTCAGGAATTGTATCGCCGTCTGGTCTGCCTTTGATTTGCGGGGCAAGGGCGACATAGCGGGAGCGTCGTCCTTGACCACAAAGCATAGGACAGATTACGACCATTGGTTTACGTCCTGCATCTGCGAGGGTTAAAGACATAGCCATCGCCAGGGCTGTAACGATTTCATTTATTAACCAGCCATCGGCAGTTATATTATAAACAGAACTGGGGCGAGACATGGTCGAGGCGGATAGACTACAGTCCAGTATCACCCTGTACAGTATAGACACCTGTTCTGTCAGTACTGGGGGCAGATAATTCTGACCCTAGACTGTTTAAATCTGCTTCAGTATATATACAGTATCTCCCATAAAGATTTTCCCGTACAATCCCTGTGCGCTATTTAGGCTGTTATTTAACTGTTTTAATTAAATAAAAAGATTTTTGCCTTTGAACCGTTCGGAATGGCTGTTTGAACGGGTTAATACTATATAGAGACTATTTCTTTTACTACCTAAGCAAGTTCTTCAGGAACTTGCGTTACAGACTGTATCTACTATCCGTTACTAACTGGTCTGTACTATATGCAGATGGGACAGTTACGTGACTTTTCAGAAGACTAATAACCCTCGTACCGCTATGGCGGCAGAGGCTAAAGCCAAGGTTTTGGCGCTGGTTTCTGAGGGCATGTCTGTGCATAGGGCTATGGAACAAAATGGCAAAAAGCCAGACACTGTACGTATCTGGTGCCTGAGAGACCCAGCCTTTGCTACCGCCCTTGTCGAGGCAAAGGAAAACGCTAAAGAGCGTTCATTAAAAGCCATGGGCGTAGCCCGTGAAGATATTACCTTTCCTCAGTTTTCTGAGATGTTTTTGGACCAGCGGGTTTTTCCACATCATATGGATTGGATTGACCTGTTAGAAGGACGCGAGCCTTCGTGGTTACACCCCAATATGATTTACGAGCCAGGCAATCGGAACCGCCTTCTTTTAAACGTTCCCCCTGAGCACGCCAAATCAACCGTCATTACGGTTAACTACGCAACTTATCGCATCGCTCTCAATCCGAACGTCCGCATTATTGTGGTCTCGAAGACCCTTGTTAAAGCACGCGAGTTCGTGTACGCAATCAAGCAGAGATTATCCCACCCGCGCTGGCTAAAGTTACAAACAACTTTTGGACCAGAAGGGGGCTGGAAAGAAGACTCAGATACTTGGCGAGTTGACACGGTCTATCTTGGGAGTGATGCGAGAAACTCAAGTGAAAAAGACCCAACGATTCAGGCACTGGGTATGGGTGGTCAGATTTACGGTGCCCGCGCTGACCTGATTATCCTAGATGACTGTATAACTACCTCTAACGCTCACGAGCATGAGAAGCAGATTAACTGGCTGCAAAAGGAAGTTATCACCCGTCTGGGCAAGAATGGTAAGTTACTGGTGGTAGGTACCCGTATCGCCCCATCTGATTTTTATAAAGAACTCCGCGACCCTAAGCATTGGTCTGGTGGCAAGTCACCTTTCACATACATGGGTATGCCAGCGGTTCTTGACTATAGCGATAAGCCAGAAGACTGGACAACCCTCTGGCCTGCAAGTGATACGCCATGGGACGGGGATGAAGATACCCCACCTGATGAAGAAGGGTTATACCCTAAGTGGGATGGCGAAACGCTTTTCAAGCGTAGAAGCGAAGTAACTCCAGCAACATGGGCGCTTGTTTATCAACAAGAAGATGTAACTGAAGACTCTATCTTTCCACCTGAACTGGTGCAAGGTTCTATCAATGGTATGCGAAAGCGTGGTCCATTAAAGCCAGGTGCAACGGGACATCCGAACCAAGTTGAAGGCTACACCATTGTGGGCTTTGACCCCGCTATGGCGGGTAATGCTGCATTTGTGGCTATCACCTATAACAGAACTGATGGAAAGATTTATGTTCTAGAGTGTTTGAACATGCCAGACCCTACGCCACAAAAGATTAGGCAAGCCATTGAAGATTTTACGCTTCGGTACAGACCGCAAGAGTTCCGCGTTGAAATCAACGCCCACCAAAAAGCCTACTCCCTTGATGAAGAACTACGAACATGGCTCTCTTCACACGGCGTACGGCTTAATTCTCACTTTACAGGCAAAAACAAATGGGACACAAACTTCGGTGTGGCATCAATGTCAACACTCTTTGGCACTACTCGCGAAGGTAAGTTCCAAAAGAACAACATTATAGAATTACCTAGTACTGAAAACTCAGAAGGTATGAAGGCGTTAGTCCAACAGTTAATTACTTGGAAGCCTGACACCAGAGGTAAGACAGATACTGTTATGGCTTTGTGGTTTGCGGTTATCCGTGCCCGTGAGTTCATGCAGCAAAATAGCAATATCGCTAGGTACGCCAACAATCGTTGGGCTACTAGAGCGCAACAACACAAACGTACATCAATTAATCTAGATGATGCCGCATCTGAAATGTGGAATCACCAATACGGATAAGGAATAACCATGGTAGCACCACTAGTAGGACTAGCAGTAGGAGCAGCAGCCCGTGCTGTTGCAAAGAAAGTTGCATCTAATGCCGTTAAAAAAGCAGCAACTAAAAAGGTAGTTAAAGAGGCTGCTAAGAAAAAGCCACTTACTGAACCTAAGTCTGCCGTTAAAGTGCTTCCTCGTAAGACTGCACCTAAAACTGATTTATCTAGCCGTGGTGCTAAACCAACTAGAGCACAACGTGCAGAACGTGCGCAAGATTATTCATTTGATAAGTCACTTGGAAAATATTATAGCAATCAAGAACGAATGGCTACAACTAATCCGCTACCAAAAAATGAACGCGGTCAAGGAGCACGTGCTTTGCGCAAGTCTGCTGCGGTTAAAAAAGAAGCAAAGTCAGTAGTTAAAATTAATTCACAGCGCAATCTAAAAGCAAAGTAATTTTTAATCAACCGTTAGGACAATAATGCTTTCTATAGAACAAATTTCTGCACGGGTTGCATCCCTTAAAGACCGTGCTGCAGAGCGTGATGCACGCCAGCAAGATGTTCTTGCTGTCCGTAAAGGACAGATAGCAAGTGTCTATCCAGATTTTTTTCCGCAGGGTGTTGACGCTAACGTAGTAGCAAACTTTATTGACATTGTTGCTCGTGACCTATCAGAGGTAATGGCACCATTGCCATCTGTTAACTGTTCTGCTGCTAATCAAGCAAACGACCGTGCTCGTAAGTTTGCAGACACGCGTACTCGTATTGCTAATAATTATTTTGCAAACTCTGATTTGCAAGTACAGATGTACACAGGCGCAGACATGTACATCACATTTGGTTTCGTCCCTTTCATTATTGAATTAGACGAAGAAGCAGGGCTACCGCGTATTCGCGTAGAAAATCCAATAGGGGCTTACCCAGAATTTGACCGCTACGGACGCTGTATTGCCTTTGCTAAGCGTTATTACTTGAGCATTGGAGAACTCGCTTCAGAGTTCCCTGAGTATGCAAGAGAACTCCTTGGTCCAGAAATGTACAAGGGAGACCTTAACGCACAACTAGAGATAATTCGTTACTACGATGCACAACAATCTCTGTTGTTTGTTCCAGATAGAAACAATTTAGTTTTATCTAAGGCGGCTAATCCGCTTGGTAAGATGATGGTTGTTGTTGCTAAGCGTCCATCAGTTGATGGTGAGATGCGTGGACAGTTTGATGATGTATTGGGTATTCAGTTGCTTCGTAACAGGTTCGCATTACTTGCGATGGAAGCAGCAGAAAAGTCAGTACAGGCTCCAATTGTTCTACCAACAGATGTAACAGAACTTGAACTGGGTGGCGATGCAATTATTCGCACAGCAAACCCAGCAGGTGTAAGACGCGTAGACCTTAACATTCCACCTGGCGCATTTACTGAGCAGGCTTTGTTACAGCAAGAACTACGAACAGGAACACGTTACCCAGAGGGACGTACTGGAAACATTGATGCTTCCATTATTACTGGTCAAGGTGTCCAAGCACTTATGGGTGGCTTTGATACGCAGGTTAAATCTGCTCAGGCTATCTTTGCTTCTGCATTACGAGATGTTATTTCTGTATGTTTTGAAGTAGACGAGAAGTTTTTTGATGTTGAAAAGACAATTCGTGGTGTAGATGCAGGTTCTCCTTACAGCCTTACATACAAGCCAGGCAAAGACATTAAGCGTGACTTTACCGCTGATGTTCGATACGGCATGCTTGCTGGGCTTAACCCAGCACAGGGACTTATCTTTATGTTACAAGCATTAGGTGGTGGATTAATTTCTACAGACCTAGCAATGCGTGAACTACCGTTTGGTATTAACGTAACACAAGAGCAAGAAAAGATTGAAATTGAAAATATGCGTAAAGCACTGGTTAGTTCTTTACAAGCATACACACAAGCCATTCCACAAATGGCTGTGCAAGGTGGGGACCCATCAGCCGTGGTAAATAAAATCGCTGGAGTTATTAAGGCTCGTCAACGTGGCGTACCAATAGAGGATGCCGTTGAAGAAGTCTTTGCGCCAGAATTACCTCCTGCTGGTGCACAGGTTGAGCAACCGTCCCCTGTTCCCGCCGCGCCAGCAGGAGGCGCTTCTTTAGAACCACAGCAACCAC